GGATGGAACTTTCAATGGGACTTTTCTGAGTCCATGCAATTCACTAAGTATAATAAAGACCAATACTATGATTGGCATTGTGATGGTTGGGATAGACCCTATCAAAAACAACAAGGTGATCCCTCTAATGGAAAAATTAGAAAACTATCTGTAACAGTATCTTTATCAGAAGGTGGTAAAGATTATACAGGTGGAGAGTTAGAATTTGATTTCAGGAATTTAGATCCTGATAAAAAAAGAAAGATAGTAAAATGTAAAGATATCCTTCCTAAAGGATCCTTGGTGGTATTCCCTGGCTTCGTATGGCATAGAGTATGTCCAGTTAAAAAAGGAAGCAGACATAGTTTAGTGATGTGGAATTTAGGATGGCCATTTAAATGAAAAAGAAACAAAGGAAAGTAAGAAAAGTAAAATCAAAAGAAGATTTTGATAAAATATCCTGCGGAAGTGCAAAATCATTTCCAACACAATTAAACAGGGAAGATTATTTTAAATGCCCTATATGGTTTGCCGATGCTCCTCAATTTGTTGATGATTTAAATAAAGCATCTGACTCTTATATTAAGACAGCAAAGAAAAATTTAAAAAAAGATATAGCTAAAAGAAATAAAAAGTTTGGAGATAAAGGGGACATGGGAAATGTATTTCATTCAACTCCTTTAGTTGGAGACCCTAATTTTTTACAATTACAAAATTATATAGGAGCCACAGCCCATAATTTATTAGGAGAAATGGGTTTTGATATGACAAACCATCAATTGTTTACTACAGAAATGTGGGTACAAGAATTTGCTAAAAAAGGGGGTGGTCATCATACTTTACACACTCATTGGAATGGTCATATCTCTGGTTTTTATTTTTTAAAAGCTAGTGACAAAACATCTAGACCTTTATTTGAAGATCCACGACCAGGTAATATGATGAATCTTTTACCAGAAAAAGATAAAACAAAAGTAACGTATGCCACTTCACAAATTAATTATGCTGTCCAACCGGGAAGAATGATTTTTTTTCCATCTTACATGCCTCATCAATATATAGTAGATATGGGATATGAACCTTTTCGCTTTATACATTTTAACTGTCAAGCTATACCGAAAGGAGTATTAAATGTCATTCAAAAAAAATAAATATCAAGTTTTAAAAGGAATTATAAGTAGAGAAATAGCGGACTTTTGTTTTGCTTATTTTTTAAATAAAAGAAAGGTGGCTCGATTTTTATTTGATCAAAAATATATCTCCCCCTTTACAAACTATTGGGGAGTATGGACAGATCAACAAGTACCAAATACATATTCTCATTATGCAGATTTAGTTATGGAAACTTTATTACAAAAAGTTCAACCCGTTATGGAAAAACATACGGCGCTTAAATTAAGTCCTACATATTCCTATGCAAGAATATATAAAAAAGGGGATGTGTTAGCTAGACATAAAGATAGATACTCTTGTGAAATCTCTACTACATTAAATCTAGGAGGAGATCCATGGCCAATCTATTTGGATCCAACTGGAAAAAAAGGTCAGGCAGGCATTAAAGTAGACCTTGAGCCAGGAGATATGCTTATATATTCTGGGTGTGATCTTGAACATTGGCGAGAAGAATTTAGTGGAAAAAATTGTGCTCAAGTATTTTTACATTATAATAAAAAAGGTTCTAAAGTAGCCAAAGAAAATGAGTTTGATAAGCGTCCTTTTTTAGGACTTCCTGCTTATTTCACAGGATACAAAAAAACCACCTAAAATTAAAGTCAATGGACAAACCGACAGAATTCATTTAATAATAGACCGGATAGGTATTTCTTCAATGAGAAATATATAATATAATGGGTTTATATGTTACAAAAAATAGGTTTTTTACCAGGATTCAATAAACAACTTACCCCTACGGGAGCTGAAGCTCAATGGACTGGCGGTGAAAATGTACGTTTTAGATATGGTACTCCTGAAAAAATAGGAGGTTGGCAACAGTTAGGAGATAAATCTTTAACTGGTTCAGCGCGTGCTGTTCATCACATGGTTAATAATGATGGAATTAAATACGCAGCTATCGGAACCAATAGAATTTTATATACATATTCTGGAGGAGTGTACTATGATATTCATCCAATTAAAACTGACTTTGGAGCTTTAACTGATAAGTTAGCTTCTACCAGCGGGTCTGCTGTTCTTACAATTACTTTATCTACAACCGCGGGAATGACAGCAGGAGATATTTTATATCTTGAAAATGTTACACCGCCAACAGGTTCTGGTTATTCTGCATCTGATTTTGATGATAAAACTTTTATGATAACTGAAGTAGTTGATGATACTTCTGTTACGATTACTATGGGATCTACCGCAAGTGCAACAGCTACTGATGGAGATTGTTCTGTTAAATGGTATTACCCCGTGGGTCCAGCTGAACAGGTTGGAGTTTATGGATGGGGTATATCTCAATTTGGTGGTACGGTTAGTGCGCCACAAACAAATACTTTAAATGGAGCATTAGGAGATAATGTTTATGGAACAGGAGGATCTGGAACCAGTATTGTTTTAGATTCTGTCACAGGATTTCCAACAACAGGAACTAATTATATTCAAGTGGGAAGCGAAGAAATTTCTTATACAGGAGTTTCCGGAAGCACAACTTTAACAGGAATTACACGAGCAGTAAGAGGCACAACTAGGGCGGCTCATTCTGATGGAGCGACCGTTACTAACACAAGTGACTATGCAGCATGGGGTCAAGCAGCATCCACAACCGATAAAGTAGCTGAACCTGGTTTATGGTCATTAGATAATTTAGGAAGCACATTAGTTGCGTTAATAGTTAATGGAGCAGTTTTTGAATGGGATGCAAATGCAACCAATGCAACGGCTACAAGAGCCACTATTGTAAGTGGAGCGCCAACAGCTTCCAGGGATATGATTGTGTCAACACCCGATCGTCACTTAGTTTTATTTGGAACAGAAACCACAATTGGAGACACATCTACTCAAGATGATATGTTTATAAGATTCTCTTCTCAAGAGGACATCAACACTTGGGCACCTACTGCAACCAATAGTGCTGGCACACAAAGACTGGCCGCCGGATCACGGATCATGGGAGCTAAACTTGGTAAGTCTGCAATTTACGTATGGACAGATACCTCATTATTTACTATGCGTTTTGTGGGAACTCCATTTACATTTGCTTATGAACAAGTAGGTACCAACTGTGGATTGATTGGAAAGAATGCAGCTGTCGAAGTTGATGGTGCTGCATACTGGATGTCAGAAAATGGTTTCTTTAGATTTACTGGTAAACTAGAATCAATGGACTGTCTGGTTGAAGACTATGTTTTTGATGATCTTAATAAAACTTCTAATCAAATGATTTATTGTGGATTAAATAACTTGTTTGGAGAAGTAATGTGGTTTTATCCTAACTCAGGTTCCAACGTTAATAATAGATGTGTAATTTATAGTTATTTAGATTCAACAATTAATAGACCTATTTGGTATACTAATGCAAGTTCTATATTTCCCCGAACAACGTGGATTGATTCTGCTATTTTTGGTTTACCACATGCAACATATTATGATGCTGATACAGATACTTGTGATACCGTAGGAAACACAGATGGAATTTCAATTTATTATGAACATGAAACAGGAGTTAATCAAATTAAAGGTGGAACTACTAGTGCTATTGCAGCTAATATTCTTTCAGGAGATTTTGATATTACTCAAGATCAAAAACAAGGAATTACTTTTAGAGGAGATGGAGAATTTATAATGAGGGTAAGTAGATTTCTACCAGACTTTTTAACTCAATCAGGCAATACAATAGTTGAATTAGATTTAAGAAATTTCCCTAATCAAACAGCAGCGAGTTCTAGTTTAGGACCTTTTACTATTACTTCAGATACTAACTATCAATCATGCCGAGCACGAGGTAGGTCGGTTGCTGTTAAAATATCGAATACAGCAGTAGATTCTAATTGGAAAATGGGAACTTTTAGGTTAGATGTACATTCAGGAGGAAGAAGGTAATGGCTATATTATCAACTACAAACTATCCTAATTTTCTTTTAGAAAATACATTTGGTAATCAATATTTTAAAGATGTTGTTAATCCAGCTAAAACAGGAACAGGAGCTAAACCCCCTTTAGGACAATTAATAAAAAATTGGAATCCTCTTAAAGCTTTTAGTCCAACTATGATGAAGACTGGACCAACAGGTCCTGGTTTAATAGGTGCTGGTATAACAGCAGGTATGATAGGAGGTCAAATTGGAGACTGGGCTTATAAAAATTGGGAACCTGCTACAAAATTTGGAAATTGGGTAGGTGGTGGAATTTATGATGCTATACCTACAGATGCGGAAAGAATTGCCTTAATGAATAGTATGATAGGATCACCTGAAGGAATTATGAAAGCTGGGGGCTATCCACTTATCAATCCTGCTGAGTATCCTCCGTCGGATGATTATGAAAATATAGATCGATTCACAGAAACAGCAGAAGAAGTGGATGACTCAGATAATTGGTTTATGAGGGGGTTAAGTCTTCTACCTCTCGGAATTGGAAATAAAAGTCGTGGGATCTTGATGCGTGGGTTAACAAATAAGTATATGCCGAGTGGATTAAATTTTAGGGACTCTAGATTTTATAAACCTGCAACAAGTGCAGCGGGAGGGTATAATGTATCTCAATTAAATAGAATGAATGCTTTAGGAGGATATTATAGTGAACCTGCAAGAGAAGCAAGACGGTTTGATAGAAGAGGAATAGATGTATTGAATAGAGCCGCGGGAGGAAAAAAGGTAGGAAATGTAGATAAATTATTAGGAAAATATGGATATAAAGGCACACCTGGAAGTGGAAATATATCTTTCACAGGCAAGCCGCAAGGTGATCCAACCGCTGGAGCAGGCTATAGTCGAAAAGATGATAGTTGGGGTGCTAGTCCATTTAGAGGAGGAGGTCTTGCTTCGCTCTTCACTAGGAGGGGATAATGGCTAAAATTTTTGGAATAGACACAGACCGAATATATGAAGAAGGATTTGATTCTATGCAAAAATATCGTGAGCGTAATCCTAATAATCCTATGGAAGTATTACAAACAGCTGGGGGTAAATTATCTAATATAAGACATGGTGTTTCTACATCACGATTACGAGATGGTATTTTAAAATTAATTGATCCTAAATCTTTTACAATGAGACAAGCGCCTCCTAGTAAAAATTTTGAAGAATTAATAATGTCAGAAAGAGGTGTTGATCCTGTAAAAAAAGCAATAGCAAATGTACTTGCTTATGCAGGAGCTGCTACTA